ATTTGGTCTATGCAATGCAGATAATGTTACATTTGATATTAAGGGTTATAAATTAATTGAACCTGATCTTCGCGTTATACACGGTGACGCCCAAGATATAATTTCTGCGTGTTGTGATACAGTCGTGTTTTGGGTTGAATCTTGTTACGCAGCATGGAAAACAAAGAGTTTTACTCCCTTTTTAATTGGCAACACAGATGCTTCAAATTTAGATATGGAGTATCATGAACTTGTCCGTTTTTGGGATCTTGCGCGCAACGGAAATTTGTTAGGCATGCATGGAGTGACTGATGCTGAATTTGTGTCGCGCCTTGAAAATATGGCGACTAAATTACGCAGAGTTATACCCACATTGCGTGGGCTTGACAAGCAGGTTGTTGAGAGGAAGTTTACGAACATTCTTTCTATTATTAACGATCATTCTATTTCCAAGATGGCGGCAGGTTATAGGCGTGCCCCATTTGCTATAGAATTTTTTGGACCTAGTAGTCAAGGTAAGACCTTTTGTGCCGAACAAGTGACTGCGGCATTATTTGCTTCAGCTGGTATTGACAATTCGAAAGGGAAGAAGTTCATGTTTGACTCTTCAAAGAAACATTGGGATGGCGCTCGTTCAGACATTAACCATTTTATTATTAATGATCATGGAAATGTCAGATCTGATTTTGTGGAAGTTTCTCCTTGTGATGCTATCCAAAAAATTTGTGATAACGCTCCATGCGTTGCACCAATGGCGGATTTAGCTCGCAAGGAAAAAACGTGGCTTGAACCTGAATTGGTTACAGTAACGACCAATGTCAAGGATCTAGATGCTAGATTATATTCTAATTGTCCATATTCTATTCAAAGACGTATGCACGTTGTCATAGATGTTTTTGCGAAGATGGAATTTCAACGTGTTAAGGATGGTGTGTGTTTGGGATTAGATTCCAATAAGGTACTGGAGAAATATACAATTGATGGCCAATTTGTTCCGCCTCCTTTTGATGATGTGTGGGAACTGACATTGTCAGTTGCTGTTCCTCCCGCCAATCTTAAGACTGGTGCTTCATATCGTGTCATTGAATGGAATGGTATCAAAATGGAACGTGTGGATATGTGTACTGCGGTTAATTACTGTATTGAAATGTTTCACAAGCATCGACGCGAGCAATTTGAACTGGTTAGCTTGCAGGATGCGCGTTCCAGTGACATTGAGTTATGCGGAGTTGATGGATGCGTACAGATTAAGAGTTATTGCCTTAAACATAATTGTTTGGGTAAATATACTTTTGATATTAGGAAAGATGGTACAGAAAGTTGCCATATGATATTGGGCAATGATCACAATTTCGACAGCCATAGCAATGAGGAGAATGATTATGCACTTGGGAAACGCGCAAGAAATGCTTGTCAGCAGGTTGGCAATTTGTTCCATGATAAAATCGTAGGTGATGCTCGACGATCTGCCGAATTTTTGGAGACCACAGTTTCTGCCGGAATTTTATTTGCGGCTAGAGCATTTATTCGACGTTTTGATTGGATTACTATTATACCCACCAATTGGGTGTACAACTGCCATTTGCAAAAACTTTTTATGCTTTGTGAGGCACGAAAGTTGCGTGATACTTATATCAAGAAGACTGTATTACAATGGTCAGCTTTAGGTGCTTTTGGAATTTTGTCTAAGAGTGCTACGAAAATTAATAAATGCGTAACTTTAGGTGCTATGGGCTTAGGACTTGGATTTTGCGCAGTAAGGCAATCCCATATGGTTAAGATCGTGAAAGAAAGTTACGTTTCAGAATTGGCTGAACGAAATACGTTACATCCGATGCTTCAAGATATTCGGGATAAGCATTTGGCGCGTGTTTTGAAGGCCTCTGCCATAATGGGTGTTGCGTATACTTTGGCCAAATTGTATAAACGGTGGAGAACTCTTGAACCTCAAGGGTCTTTGGAGCCCAAAAGTATTGAAGATATAGCTCAACGAGATAGTGAAGATAATGTGTGGTCTGGAGTTGCAGCTCGAAAACTTCCATTGACTCATAAATCTTTCTTAAGTTGCCAGTCACACTTGAGGGACATTATTGAGAAAAATTTGGTCTATGGCACTGTTGAGTCAGGGGAAAAGAAACTCATGGTGAATGGATTATTTCTTCGTTCAAACGTGGTGTTGGTTCCCAATCATTATTTTGACGGGCAAGAGGAATTGCGAGTTATTTTCCGCAAAGAAAATCCCGATCATTGTGGTGGAAAGTTCACCACGCAGTTGCATGTGAAATCATCAGTGTTAATTCCTGATACGGATATGCGTGTATGTTATTCACCCAATGGAGGGTCCTTCAAGGATATCGTTGATTATTTCCCTTTAGATCATTTTCCTTCTCACAATTTTGAGATGATTTATCGTCTTAAAGATGGTAGCGTGAAGACCATGGAAGGTAAAGCCCGTCCGAA